TGTAAATTTTTTTATTTCATTTTCCATCTTATATCTTCACTCCTCAATATTTTTCATAATTATTTTTTCATTTATTTCTCTTTCGCTTACGAAATCTTCATTTCTAAGCTTTTTTATATATCCTTCTATTGCTTCTTCTATATCTACCCTGTGACATGATACGGGGTAATAATCAAGCACCACATCTTTTGTTTGTCCACAATCTAAACACTTCGTTTTGATAAAAGTCGTAACCCCACTGTTTTCGTTTATGAATACTGGTCTATAGATTCTGTAGAATTTTCCTAAATATTTTATATGCTTACATTTACATTTTTTTATGAAAAACAATATAAACACCCCTTTGTTGTTTAATCTTACTTATAAAAAGTAAGTATGTACATAGATAATTTTTAATTTATTTCCCCTTCATTATTGATTATTAAAAATATGTAAAAACCTTAAAATTTACACGTATTTATGTATAAATTTTAAGGTTCTATTTTTTCTCTTTTATTTATCTCTTCCTGTATTTCTTCAGAAGATAGAACAACTCGCTTTTTTAATAATGTTTCAAAATTTTCTTTGCCACAATCTATAGGGGAACTCTTATACTCTATTAAACTATAAAAATCCATTATAATCGATGCGTTACATTGTTTTTCAAACATCTTTACTATTTTTTTAATCTTTTTCAAATACAATGTAAATTCATTATAGTTTATCTTATTAGCTTTATTATCTATATCTTCTTGTATATATTGCTTATCTAATGCAATAATTACCTCTTCAACGCCCAAGGATAATACCACATCTCTTTGCCATCTAGAAAAATTCATACCAAATATAGATAAAGCTATATTTTCTTTATATATAGAGTCATATTTTAGTACCGATTTTTCTGACTCGAATAGCACAACTTTTTTATATTTTCTAATATAATTTTGATTTTGATATATACCATATAGACTAACATTGGTAGGAAAGTTGTATAATGTATTTTGAATCAATATAGGCACATATTTTCTACCTTGTTCTAATTCATCTTTAAAATAATTACGCTTCCTTATACCTATTAAGTCCCCGTTTATATCCCTCACGGGTATAATCATGCAGTTTTGATTAATATAAAAGCCCAACTCAAACTTCTCTGCTGTTTCTAATGATATACCCTCTTCACGCCAATCCTGAGTAATTGCTTTATCAAACATATTTAAAACATTATCATTGTATACTTGCTGTTTAGGTGTAACATAAGTACTTCTATTTTTTTGTAACCTTAGAAAATTTAAGTCTGCATTACTATATGTTTTATTAAATCCAACTTTCTTTTTCTGTTGATTTATGGCTATACCTAAAAAGTTAGCAAGATATTTAAATGAGTCTGAGAAATCTAGCCCCAATACTTGTTTAATTAGGTCAAAAATGCTGTAATTGCAACTACATGCGGAGTAGCAATGAAAAGTGCTTGATTCCTTATAGTAATAAAGCTTATGAGAAGAAGGATTGCCATGACATATACTAGAGAATATAAAATAATCCTTTTCTTCTTTACAATATTCGCTGCCTAAGTGCTCCATTAACTCTTTTAGCTTTTCTATTGATAAATGCTCTAGTATTTCGTTTCTATCCATACTTCTACCCCTTTCCTTATTAATTAATTAATATGTATTAATAGAAGAGGGGATTCCTCTTCTATTACTCTTTTAGTCTTAAGCTTCTATTTCTATCGTTGTAGATTCTATATTTATCAAATTATAATTCATATCGGTAGTAAACAGCTCCACAACCTCCATATTTCCTAAATTCACATATGTCCACAGCTTTATTGCGTTATATTTCCCACCACGATTTTTATAAATCGTATAAACCGCATTGGCATGAAGTTTGGATTTATACCCCTTCAATTTGTTTTCATAAGGCTCAATCAACTTTTTTTCTTTATCAGTGGGCTGAAATACTGTGTATGCTATATCAGCCTTATTGGGCAACGCTTTGCAACCAGAAATAGCTCTATTGTTTCTTGCCATGTCCACATAAGCATTATCGTTAACCTGTGTGTATGCAATTATACATATATTTTGAGCATTAGCTATACTCTTCAAGCTTTTAGAAAGTCCTAAAAGTACTAAATCTTCTCTTGGCTTTATACCTCTTGTTTTTTGTGCATATTCACTTTCTAAAGCAGTCGTAGTTTCAATATAATCTAATGTAACCAGCTCTATATTCTGCTCTCTTTTATATTTTTCTATTGTGTTTTTTAACCAGAGTATACTATAATCGTCATTAGATTCTATATAGATTGGTGATTCTTCTAAGATGCTTATCGCTTTCAATATTCTTTCTTCCTCTTCGTCTGTAGTCTTGTTTTCCATAATACGATCTTGACTCACCCCTGATACTATTGCCCACATGATACATTTGATTTCTTCTATACTTAACTCAGTTCCAATATACAAGCTAGGATGGTCATCTGGGATTGGATTTTTCACCCATTTTTTAAGCCCAATATTATAATACTCTCTACATGAGGTTACTATGCATCTTTTTATACTATTTCTAGACTTCCCCTGTCCCGTTCCCATACTACAAACCCAATAGTTTTTGGGGCGAAAGCCTCTGGTTATTGTGTTTAGCATACCACACTCGGTAGAAAGCCCATAGGCTGGTTTTTCTTTTAATTTTTTATATAACTCTAAATCACCCTTTCCAGCCACACTGCTATACTCATTATCACTAAAAGTAAACTTGCTTTTAACCTCACTAGACTTCACATCAAAATAATCCATTATATCTTGCAAACTCATCTTATCTAATTTTTCTTCTTGCATCTTTACAATTGTTACATCTATTTCACTTTTATCTAATAATCCACTAACATCTATTCCCGCTTCTATATACCCTCTTAACAGGCTCATTTTCTTTACTTGCATATAATAATATTCAAAGTTTATATCACTTGTATTCTCCTTAATTAGCCCCAACCACTCTAAATTATCGGGTTCATCAAACAATAGCTTATATGCAACCATATTGTTTTTACTTAAGTATGCTTCAACATCAGCTATTTCAACTTGTTCTAGCCCTTGGTTGACTAAATTATATAAGCATACATATAAAGTTCTATGCAACTTATCTATAAAATCGTCTTCATTTAAGCTATATCTTGTATCATTGAACAGTCTTGCATTGTTAAACAATCCAGATAATACATTACATACTGCTCTTTTGTTATAATATTTCATACTTTTTTTGTTTGTCAACATAATACACTATTCCTCGCTTTCACTTAAAAAATCAAAATTTAGCTCTTTCTTAGATTTACCTTTACTAAAGGTTACTTTTGTTTTTACTACCTTAGCTCTTTCCTCAATCGTGATGTCCTCTATTGCGTCTTCCAACAGCCATTTCTTTTGCCAAAACTTTGTAGCTTCCGTATAGTAGTACTTAATAAGCCCCAACAAATCGTATTCCTCGTTTGGCTCTTTACCTATGAGCTGTAAATAGCATAACGTATAATACATGCCTCCAAACTCTAATTTATCTTCCTTGTTCATTTTCTTTAAAATTGTTATTTGTCTTATATCTAAATCTTTTATATTATTTATTTCTTTAACTTTCTCATACAGTTTGCACCACCACCAAGTTTTTTTATCACAGCAGTCAAAGCAAACATATTTTTTGCCTACCTTTACAACTTCTTCATCTTCGTATTGCTTACTACATTTAGAACATTTACACATGAAAACTCCTCCTTTTTAAATTATTTTTAGGATATAGGTAACTATACATCCTTATCAAAAAAGTTATAGTATAATTGAGATTATCCTAATTTATGTAAAAAATAAACGTTTTTACGTATAAATTCTACTGTTATAAAAATCTACGTAAAAACGTTACTTTTTTATTATTTAACTTTATTTATTCTAAAATTCAAAATTGCAATTGGTGTAATTACTGCTAAAATCAATACTATCATTCCTGTTGCATCTTGCATTAACAAACTAACTCCCTTAAATCATTTAATACACACTTTAATGCTTCATCATGTTTATGGTTTGTTTCGGATACAAGTATGTCGCCTAAATGTCTTTCTATAATTTCTGCATATTTTTCTTCTAATCCTTCATTGTCCTCAATATTATTTACAAATATATTTTTTATCTCCTCTGTTAACTCTTCATGGGTCAACTCTTTTTCCTCAAACATTTCTTTTATTTCCAATGCTGTATGGTCTTCTGCGCCTTCATCATTTATTTGTGTTTTTATTGCTTCATCAATTGCTTTTCTAAAATTTTCTGCTGTAAACTCTTTTAACATTGGTTGCATATGATCATATCTACAACGAGCAAAAAAATCCTCAGATTCTACAAAATAAGCACTAGATTTTATTAACTTACCATTCTCATCCACTCCGTTATTTTCTATATAAGCAACTATATCAGCATTATCACATAATACTTTTTTAGCTCTAGAATCTAAGTTTAAGTCAATTCTAACAACTTCACCTTTTTTATTTTTCACTTCTTTAGGATGTGTTATTATTACTACACAATATCCTATATTAAACAATTTTGTTAATTGTTTATTTAATTCATTCAGATATTCTTTCCATAGACCATAGCCACCATTACCATCACCTATAGCATCTACGCCTTCTTGAGAACAAATATAATCCTCACAGTATTTTGCTAAATTTTCATACCCATCTATGGCTACTGCTATTTGTTTTCCCTCTTCTAATTGTGCTACTAATTTCTTATTTTCTAATTTTTTAACAGCACTTATAAAACCTGACCATGATTTTATTTTTATTTGCATACATCCAGTTGTTCCACTCAATCCATTCTCGCAGCTTAGAAAAATAACATTATCAACTAATCTACTTACCACTTTTGTTTTTCCAGAACCATTAGAACCATATATACCTATAACCTTACCATTTAATTCACTACTCATTTCTGTAGGCTTTATATCTTCCCCAAAAATGTCACCTAATAAGCTTCCTAATTCTTCATTAAACATATAAACAACGCCCCTTAATTTTTAAATTTTATGCCTATCAATGATAAGCATATGTAGGTAGAGGAATTTTATTGCTGTATTATTCCTC